ATTAATATCACATCTTTTTTGTAAATATAAATCAACCATTATTAATTCATTTGTTATAAAATTAATTTGTTGATTTAAATTTTCAAGAAAATATCTACCGGTACATTTAAATATATATTTTATATTAGGAAATTTTTCTTTAATATATGGAATGGTTGATAAAAGACTATAAGATTCTGTTAAAGAACTTGAATTAATATTTAAATGATTTAAATTATTTTGAATCCAATGAATTTTAGGATGATTTAATAATTTTTCATCTTTGATCATTTGGCCTGTGCTTTCAATAACGACTATATTAAATGGTAATGTAATCCATTTTTTTAATTGTTTTTCATATAATTTTATTCGATCATTTATTTCATTATTTTTATTAAGAGGATTAATAGCCATTGTAAGAATAATAATCCACATTTGAGTTATATCTATAGTTTGATTAGGTATTATTATAGGTCCATATACTAGATTACCATTTAAATTATGATATTCAACTATAGGTTGATAAATAACTTTATTAAGAATATAATTACCCTTTTCATTTTTACATTTTGCAGTTAATATACCTTTATGTAAAGATATATCAGTAGAAGTTAAATAAAAAGAATGATTATACAAATTTTCATACATATTATACTCTATAATAGTAAATTTTATTAAAATAAAAAAATTATAATATTATAATAGAAAAAGAATAATAGAAAAATAATAATATTATAATAGAAATATAATAATATTATAATAGAAAAAGAATAATAGAAAAAGAATAATAGAAAAAGAATAATAGAAAATTATAAAATTTTTTTTTATGATTTTTTTTATAATAAATGCAAATATTTACATTATTATTTTCTGTATTTGGAATATTAACCAGTACAGTAAATTCTTGGACTGTTCATAAAGGACAAATTTATACATCTGAAAATCAACTCTTTAATTTAAGTGGATGTTCATGGTTTGGATTTGAAACACAAGATTATATATTAAATGGATTATGGAATCATCCAATGGAATTTTATCTTGATATGATAAAAAGTGTAAATATAAATGTATTAAGAATACCAGTATCTTCCGAATGGATATTTTATAACTTTGATTTATATCCATTTAATGGATTAATTTCATCCGATTCATCATTACAAGGATTAAAATCAATACAAATATTAGATCGATTATTTGATTTATGTCAAGAAAGAGGAATTTATATAATGTTAGATTTACATCGATTACATAAAGAATATATATCTGAATTATGGTATAGTCCTACAGATGATTTATATACAACCAATACTTATTTTACAACTTGGTTTAAATTATTAGATCGATATGAAAAAAGAAGTAATTTAATAGCAATAGATTTATTAAATGAACCACATGGAAGAGCAACTTGGGGTAATACAAGTCCAGCTACTGATTGGAATATTTTTGTTCAATATGCAATACAAAAATTAAATGATAGATATCCTAAAAATGAATGGTTATTTTTAGTAGAAGGAGTTGGATGGGGTAAAGATTTATCTAATGTATTAGATTTACCTTTACAATTTAATGATCCTCATATTACAGAAAGAATAGTATATAGTCCTCATACTTATGGTAAAAGTGTTGTATCTAGTGTAGATCCATATAATAAAAATCAATTATATAATGAATGGGAATATGCATTTGGATATTTATCTCAATATGGTTATACGATTATGATAGGTGAATATGGAGGTATAACAGAAATTGATAGTCAATGGTTATTATATTTAGTAGAATATTTAAAAGAAATTAAACAAACAAATGCATTTTACTGGAGTTTAGGACCTAATTCTGGTGATGTACATGGTCTTTTATTAGATGATTGGACAACTTTTGATTCATTTAAAATAAATATTATTAATAGTTTACAACCACATCCTACCTTTTAAATTTATTTTTTGATATAAATATAATAGATTTAAATATATATTAATAAATCTATTAAAAATGACAAATTCTTTATTGAGAATTTCAAATTTATTAATTGAAAATGGACACGAAATTGTAGATATATGGGTAAGAAATAATAAAATTGAATATATAAGAATTATATCGAGAGAGAAAGGTAATTTATTTTTTCTCAAAGTTGATAATTATGAATTAGAATATAATGAAAATATATGTCAATCATCTTCTATTTTTTATTTAGAAGATATATATATTTCATCTGAAAATGATAATTTACTTGAATTAAAAAATATATGTGAAAAAGCATTTATAGATGTAAAAAATAGATATATATTACAGAATGGATGTTATATATATAATGGTGAAAATATATATCATGTAAAGAATTTACCATTATCGGATAGAAAAAGTTTATATGTAATGATACCATTAGAATGGTTTTATGAAAATAGATTTGTAATAACATTTGATATTGAAAAATTATTAACAAAATTATATACTAAATTTAATATAATGATTGATCAATTTATACCAACTATAGAAAAATTTTCAAATTTTATAGAGATTGATATAATAAAAAAAATACAAAATTATTATAATGAATTAAATCAAAAAAAATTAGAACATATCGATTTATATATAAAAATATGTAAAGGAGAATCAGAGACAATTCAAGATATTAATCATAATGATAAATTAAGTAATAGTAGCGATATAACATTTCAAGACACAATAAGAAGAACTCATCAAAATAAGATATTACATGATAAATTAGATAAATATATAATATTAAGAAAAAAAATTGAATTAAAAATATTATTTTATTATCAAGAAATTTGGCAAATAATAATAAAAATTATATATATAATTTATAAATTTACAATTGTTATTAAAGAATTTAAATCATTGATTTTAGAAATTGATACTATATTACCAATTTCAAATAATATTTTATAAATTATTTTATTTAAAAATTTAAATAAAAAATAGAAAATTATTAATAAATTGAATGAATCATAAAAAATATAATTTTTTAATATTTGGAGGTAAAGGATGGATAGGACAACAATTTATAAAATATTTAACATCCAATATAATTTATAATTTATCTGAATTTCATATAGATGAAAATATATCTATTTCTAAATTAAGAGATAATATAAAATCATATAATCCAACTCATATAATATCATTTATTGGTAGAACTCATGGAAAAATAAATGAAAATACATATATTAATACAATAGATTATTTAGAACATAAAGGAAAATTAGTTGAAAATATCCAAGATAATTTATATGCACCTGTTTTATTAGCAATGATATCTAAAGAATTAAATATACATTTTACTTATTTAGGTACAGGCTGTATATTTAATAATAATGATAATGAAAATAAAAATTTTAGTGAAAATGATTATCCTAATTTTTTTGGATCTTCTTATTCTATTGTAAAAGGATTTACCGATTGTTTTATGAAATATTTTGAAAATGATATATTAAATGTAAGAATAAGAATGCCAATCACAGATATTCCTAATTCAAGAAATTTTATTACAAAAATATTATCTTATGAAAAAATATGTAGTATACCTAATAGTATGAGTGTTTTAAGTGAATTATTACCTTATTTAATTGAATTTATTAAAGATAAAAAAGTAGGAACTATTAATTTAACTAATCCAGGAACAATATCTCATAATGAGATATTAGAAATATATAAACAAATAATTGATCCTTTATATGAATGGAAAAATTTTTCATTAGAAGAACAATCGGAATTATTATTATCTGCAAGAAGTAATAATTCTTTAAATACAAATAAATTAATAGAATGGTGTCCAAATGTTTTATCCATTAAAGATAGTGTCTATAAATGTATGAATGAATATAAAAAATATCAACAGACTATATTAGTAACAGGTGGTTGTGGTTTTATTGGTTCTAATTTTATAAATCATTTATTAAATAAATATACATATTTAAAAATAATAAATATTGATGCAATGTATTATTGTGCGTCCGAAAATAATATAAAGGAAAAACATAGAAATTCTAAGAATTATATTTTAATTAAAGAAAGTATTTGTAATGCAGATATTATTTCCGATATATTAAATAAATATAATATAAATATTGTTATTCATTTTGCAGCACAATCACACGTTCAACATTCTTTTACCAATCCTCTTTTATATACAAATGATAATATTGTAGGAACACATATATTATTAGAAGAATGTAGAAAATATAATAAATTAGAAAGATTTATTCATATATCTACGGATGAAGTTTATGGAGAATCTTTATTAAATGATAATCCAAAAATAGAACAATCTATATTATGTCCTACAAATCCTTATGCTGCTACAAAAGCAAGTGCTGAATTAATTGCCAAGTCCTATTATTATTCTTTTCAATTACCTCTAATTATAACTAGAAGTAGTAATATTTATGGAATTAATCAATATCCTGAGAAAGTTATTCCAACATTTATAAAACAAATAAGAAATAATGAAAAATTAACAATTCAAGGTGATGGTAGTGCTTTACGTGCTTTTATTTATGAAAAAGATATTGTTAATGCTATTGAATTGATTTTATTTAAAGGTGAAATAGGTGAAATTTATAATATCGGATCGGATGAAGAATATTCGGTTTTAGATATTGCAAAAATAATTATTTCATTAAAATATTCTAATAATATAAAAGATATAAATGAATATATTGATTTTATAGAAGATCGTCCTTTTAATGATAAACGTTATTATATTACTAATAAAAAAATTAAAGAATTAGGATGGATTCCTAATTATACATTTAAAGAGGGATTAAAAGAAATATGGGATGATTTAGAAAAAAATTGAATTTTTTAATAATTATTTTTATAATAACATAAAATAGATTAATTAATTTATTAATAAATTAATTTTTTTATGAATGATTTATTTTATAAATTATGATTAATATTTTTTTTGATGGATTCATTTATTTTAGGATAATGACATTTGAAATTAATCAATATGTCGACGCAATGGATGTAAATGGAGATATTTACGAAGCCAAAATTATTAATAAAAAAGGTAATTATTATATAGTGAATTATGGAGGATGGAGTAAACAATGGATAGAATATAGATTAGAAAAAGATATATTTGAAAAAAATACATTTATAAAAAATTGGAGAAAAGAAATAGAAATGAATGATTTTGTAGAAACTAGATATATAGATAATTGTTGGTATATGGGAAAAGTAATTGATATAAAAAATGATATATTATATTTAGAATTAAAATATCCAAAAAAAATGATACAAACAGTAGATAGAAATGATTATGATATGTTAGCACCCAAATATTTACATTTAGATTGTTATTATTATGATATTTTATGGAATAAAGAATATTTACCCGAATGGATTCATATACTATATAAAAATAATAATATATCAAAAGATATCATAATTTCTAAAATTAATAATTATTTAATAGATGAATTACCTTCTTTTACTATTTTTATGATATTTTGTTATTTTAATCGATTAGATTTATTTATATATTATTATGATATCTATGGAAAAGATAAATTATTAATACAAAATAAAAATGGAGAAACTGTATTATCTATTGCTTATTATAGAAAACATTATGAAATATGTTATTTTATAATGGAAAAGATTCCAGATTTTCCAGTACATTATCAAGATGTGAATCAAAAAACTATATTTCATTATGTGAATACAAATATTCATAGTCCTCTATCTTTATTTGAAAAATTAATCAAAAATTATAAACCAAATATAATTGATAAAAATTTTAAAACACCTTTAGAAATATTAATTCGATTTGATATGGTATGTATTGAAAAAATAAAAATGTTATTACATAAAGAAAATAATATATTAAAAAAATCAATAAATGGTGATAAAATATTAGATTATTGTAAAGATAAATATAAAAAAATTATTGAATTATATATAAAAATTAAAATGATTCAAAGATATAGAGAAATAAATAAATTTTCATCTAAAAATTCTATTGTAAATTTATCAGATGAATTATATAATGAAATGTTATCATTTATAATATAAAACTATTTTAATATAAAAATATAATGTATATAAAATAAATGTTTATAGATAAATCTTTTGATAGATTACCATTTATAATAATTAAAAAAATTTTAAAATTTTTAATAAATATTCCATCTGATTTAATTGATACCTCAAATCGATTAAAAGAACATTTTAAATTAAGATATTGTAATAGATGTGGTGAACCAAAAAATAATCAATATTTAACTAGATATCATTTAAATTGTATAAAAAATTATGGTTTATTAAAATATCAAAATAAAGAAAAATTTATAATCAAATATGTTAATTTTAATTATACATTTAAAGAACAAAAACAAAAATTAATAGATTATAATAAATATATAGAAAATGATATATTTTATCAAACTAAAATAATTTATAGAGAAAAACAATTAAAATATATATATGATATATCAAAATCAAAAATAAAATTAAAAATAAATTTATATAATGAAAATATTTTTTGTAATGAATATTTATATATAACAAGTCAATTATACGAATATTTTCCAAATTTAGATGAATATCGATTTAAATATATAAATTTAAATTTATTAGAAAAAAATAATTATAAATTAATTATAAGATATGTAATTATGGAAAATATTTATAGTATTTTATATTTTAAAAGTAAAATAATAAATGATGATTATTTATATAATGAATTATCAAATATATATCCAAGAACAATAACTAGATGGATAAGTTATTATTATATACATAGAAATGTCGATAAAATAATTGAATATTTAAAAAAATATCCAGAAAATTTAGTATATGTACCTGAAGATATTTTAAACATTATATGTACAGAATATAAATATAAAATATTTAATCAATATGATAATATTAATTTATATTGTATATTTAATTTAACTTAATAAAGATTCTAAATAAAGTAAATCTTGAGGAGAATTAACACCTAAAAAATATTTTAAATCATTTGAATTTATTTCATAAATATGAATAAATGATTTATCTATAAATGAAACTAATTGAGTTATATAATATTCATTTTGATTATTTTTATTATCTAAAAAAGAGATATATTTATTTAAAAATGATGAATGAAACCAATAAATACCAAGATTACATAGATTAGTATTTGATTCTAAAACAGAACAATCTTTTTCCTCTTTAATAAATATATTATTATTTGAAATAATAATTCTACCATAACCAAAAGGATTCAATAAATAAGATGATAATAAAGCAATTTGAGAATTATTAGGAATAGATGATAAAAAAGAATTAATAATAGATAAAGAAATAGCAGGCATATCACCATTTAAAACTAAAAAAGAAGATTTATCAAATAAATGAGAACATAAAAATAAAGCATGACCGGTACCTTTTGGATCATCTTGAAAAATAAAATCAATATTAGAAAATTCTTTTAAATCATTAAAAAAAAGAGAAAAAAATTTTGATTGAATAATAATAAAAATTTTTTCAATCGAAGAGATAAAAGAAATTGTATTACAAATATTATAAATAAATGATTTATTTTTAAAAAGAGATAAACATTTTGGTAATGAAGATTTCATACGTGTTCCATTTCCAGCTGCTAATATTATAATATACATTATCTATATTATAATAAAAAAAATATTTTTTGATTTAAAAATATAATTTTTTTAATAAAAGATAATATAATTTATAGGTTGATGGATAATACTGATTTGTTAGAATTACATTCATATGAGGATTGTACAAATGAAGATAGTGAAGAAAAAAAACAGACCAGAGGTTTAATTTATAATAAAGCCAATGAATTGATTGTAAATAATTTTGGATATACTGATTTATATACATACCCAGTTGAAATGAATACATTGTTTGAAAATGTAGAAGATTGGGATTTTCATTATTCAATAGAATCAACCTTATTAAGAATATATAATTATGAAGGAAAATGGAATATATCAACAAATAAAAAAATTGATGCTTATAAGAGTAAATGGTCATGTAGACAAAGTTTTGGTGAATTATTTGAATTTACAATTCAAAAATTATTACATGTAAATTTTAGTCAATTTACATCTCAATTAGATGAAAATAAAGTATATTATTTTATATTGAGAACAAATCAAGAAAATAGAATAGTTTGTCATTGTTATCCAAAAGGAGATAAAATGTATTATTTAGGATGTAATAATAAAGGTAGTAATCCATTTACAATATCAACAGAAAATATAAATGGAATTTTAAGAAAATTACCTCAACCTCCAATGATATTTATAAATAATGAAAATGATTTTAATACAACAATGGAAAATATAAATCCATTTGAATATCAAGGACTAATTGGAACAAATAAAATTACAAAAAAACAAATTAAAATTTTACATCCAACTTATAAAGAATATTATGATATTAGAGGAAATAATCCAAATTTAAGATTTAGATATTTAGAATTACGTTCTGAACCTGAAAAATTGAGATTATTATATTATTTATATCCAAAATATACAGATATTTTTGATTCATATGAAGAAATTTTATTAAGAATTTCTAGAATTATATATCAATTTTATGTAAGTAGATATATTAAAAATCAATTTATAACATTACCAAGAGAAGAATATTTAATTGTTAAAAAATGTCATGATTTTTATTTACAAAATAAAAAAACAAATAGAATTTATTCAAAAAAGATTCAAGATATCATGAATCAAGAACAACCCTTACATTTATATAAAATGATTCGAAGATATATTACAAATCAAAAAAATAATGATATTAGAAAAGGGCCGTAAAAGTCCAACCCATTTCATTAAATAATTCACTACAAATATTATCATGAAAATATTTCCTATCTATAGTTTTTAACATATTAAAATCTTCTTTTTTACAAGGATATTTATGTCTTTTAAGTAATTGAAATAAAACATATTGAGTACTTATAAAATTTTTTCTATCGGAATTTTTATATTTTCGATCATATGTTTCTATTAATAAATCAAAATCATTTAATAATTGAGTCTCTAAATGTGAAATATCAGGTGTTGGTTTTCCGGTCAATTGATGATATATTAAAATTATATCATCATTATGTTTTGTTTGTTTTATTTCTTTTAAAAATAAAGCTATATGTTCTTTTGTTACATTTTTAAATGCTATATCTTTTGGTATTTCATTATAATTTTCGGGTAATATTCCATGTAAAAATAATTGTTCTTTAATTTTAATATATATAGATTGATCTATTTTCGCATTTTGTTTTCCTTGAAATTGATTTATACAATCTCTAAAATGTATTCTTCGATCATATGTATATTTTGATGATATATTTATTCTATCTATATCTTTATATGAAGTTGTACTATGAGTTGTATTATATACAAATCCACAATCACATACCAAATGATTTTCATATATATGAAAATTATCATAATCATTTTGACAAATTGAACATTTTTTTCGAATCATATTTTTCACAATATTTTCATTATTTGATGATTCATCCGATGATATTGAATTATTCTTTATATTATCCCATTCATTTTTTATATATTCATCATAAAAATAATTTTGTATTATTAATATATATTCTTTAATTAATTGTTGTATTTTTTCTATTGATTTTTTTGACTCTGATTCAGACTCTAGTTTTTCTTCCATAAAATATAATTTATTCTGTTGATTTTTTATTTTTTTATATTCATCTAATATCGGTATCGCTCTCAATAAATAAAAATTATAATGATCTTGATTTTTTACATCTTCTGATTGTGAATATTTTATATTGATAAAATTATGAATCCAAGTAATGTCTACATTATTCATTATTTAATTTTATTTTTTTTTTTTTTAGTTTAAATTAAAAAAATTATTAAAAATGAGTTATGATAATTATGATTCATCTTCTGTTTACAGTATTCAAGACTCTTATTCCATTGTAAATAACACTCCTAATTATAACACTCTCGGTAATTATTATAATAAACCACTTTGTCCATCTAGATCCGTTCCTGGTGAATGTTTAATTAAACCAGTCATTATTACTCCTCAATTTGGTGGAGTTGGTTATTCCATCTCTGGTTTTAATAAAACTGTTTCAGATTCTAATTATTATAATTTAAATAATGCTTATCCTCAATTTTGTAAATCTCCCTGTATCTCTCCTTCTTATTCCTCTTAAAAAAAAATTATTAATTTAAACATTTAATTTTTATTATAAAAATAATAAAAATGGGGGTTTAGCTCAGTGGTAGAGCAGCAGACTGCAGATCTGTCGGTCATTGGTTCAATTCCGATAACCCCCTTACGCAATTCAATAACAAAAATAATAACAAAAATAATAACAAAAATAATAACAAAAATAATAACAAAAATAATTAATAATAATAAAAAATTAATAATAATAAAAATTAATAATAATAAAAAAAAAATAATAATAAAAAAAAATATTTTATTATTATAGATATAGAAATTAATGAATATAATAAGTGATCCTAATTTATGGGGTAAACATTTTTGGTATACAATGGAAGCCATAGCTTGTACAATGAATCAAGAAAAAAAAGAACATGTAGAAAAAGTATTAAATGAATTACAATATTTATTACCATGTGAAAAATGTAAAAATCATTATAGAGAATATATGAAAGAAAATCCTGTATCGAATCATTTAGAAAATCCGATACATTTATTGAGATGGATGCATAAACTAAAATGTAATATAAAATATAGACAAGATAAAACGTGTCCAATATTTGAAGATTATTTAGATTATGTAGTAGATTATTTTGATACACCAGAAATATATTATTATTTGGATAAAGAAAGAGAAATGGAAAAATTAAAAAATTTAGTTGAATTTGATTTAAAAAAAATTAATATTTTTGAATTATTAGGAAATCAATATAAAAAATATTGATATATAGTAAACATGAATGAAAAAGAAATTTTATTAGAAATATTAATTCAAATATCTAAACTTAAAAATGAAATATATTATAAAAAAAAAATAAAATGAGTATTATCACTAAATCTTGTTTAATTCCATCTCAATTATCTTTTAATTATAAAGATATATTATTACAAAATATAAAAAATCAATGGGAACATATTTGTCATCCTAAAATTGGTTATATTTTTAAAATTATAGAAATTGAAAAAATTATTCATGAAAAAATAATGAGAATAATTCCTAATGTTCAATTTACAATAAAAGTAAAAGTTGAATCTTATTATCCTAAAATTGGTGATCATATTCCTATAAAAATACATTTAATTTTTAATAATGGTATTTTTGGATATTTTCATAAATTACGTATCTTAATTCCTTATAATCATAATATAACAACTAATTTAAATTGGTCTATTAAACAAGATTTTTCCGGTATTTTTATACATCATCATCATGATAATTGGGATGCTCGTCAAAATGAAACTATTATTGTTGAATTAAAACAAACACGTTATGAAAAAGATACTTTTTCATGCATCGCATTTCCATTAAAAAAAGTATAATAATTTTTATAAAATTTTTTTTTTATTTTCTATTAATAGAGATAAAAAAAAATGCATGATAATACAATAGTTTATCCCAATGCTGTATCCTTACCAACTGCCGGAGATTTATATTATGGAATTGGTTGTTATAATACATTAGCTTCTAAAGCCGCTTATGCTAATCAAAGAGTATATAGAAGTGCTTTCTGTCCTGGATGGAAAAGATATTGTGGTAGTTATGGTATACCTCAATTATCTGATTCTTGTAAAATTAATGATACTTGTGATCTTAATTTAGATCTTGTTTCCATGAAATATTTATATGGTTTCAATTGTTCTAATTGGGCTATTTGCTGTAATAAAGGATATTTTTAAATAATTTTTTATAACAACAATTTTTTTTAGAATAATTTTTTATAATAATAATTTTTTTAAATAAAAATATGTATCTATTTTTATTTAGAAGAGATTTAAGATGGTATGATAATACTTCATTAATAGAATTATATAAATTGTATAAAAAAGATTCAAATCCTAATAAATTAATAATGACCTGTTTCATTTATGATCCTCTTCAAATTAATAATAATGAATATTTTTCTCCATCCGCTTTTCATTTTATAATTGAATCTTTAATTGATTTAAAAAAAAATGCAAAAATACCTTTTTTTATATTTTATGGTAATCCTATTTATATTTTAAATAAAATTCATTCCATTGAAAAATTATCTCATTTATCTTGTAATATGGATTATAGTCCATTTTCTACCAAAAGAGACTCTAATATTTCTAATTGGTGTATAAAAAATTCAGTACAATTTATTTATAAAGAAGATTTACTTTTATTACCTATTCAATCATCCTATCAATCTCATTCTAAACCTTTTTTAAAATTTACCTCTTTTCGTAATTATAATTGGATTAAAAATATTCAAAAACCAAATTCCTATTCTTTTCAATCCATTTCATTATCCAATTCCTTTATCAAAAAATTTAATTCCTTCATTGTAACAGATCTATTTTTTCCTCTTAAAAAATATAAATTACCTTCTAATTTATTAATTAAAGGTGGTAGAACTTTTTCTCAATCTCTTTTAAATAATTTAAAAAATCAATCTAATTATGGAAAATTTAGAAATTGTTTAAATTATCAAACATCTCTATTAAGTAGTAGTCTTTCTTTTGGATGTCTTTCCATTAGAGAAGTTTTTTATAAAATTAGATATTTATTTAATAAATATTCATCTTTAGAATCAGAATTATGGTGGCGTGAATTTTATTTTTATTTAATGTATCATTTTCCTCACATAATTGGTAATTATTATAATCCAAAATGGATACATATGACTTGGTCTAATAAATATTGGTATTCTATAATTGATATAAAAACTGGATTTCCTATTATTGATGCTGCAATTACTCAATTATATAAAACTGGATGGATGCATAATAGAGCAAGAATGTTTGTAACTAGTTTTATGGCTAAAGATTTAAATATTTCTCCTCTTTTAATTGAAAAATGGTGGGCTACTCATTTAATTGATTATTGTGTTTCATCTACTAATGGCGGAGTCTCTTGGACAGTTGGTTATGGTATTGATAGTATGATGCCTTTTAGAATTTTTAATCCTTGGATTCAAAGTAAAAAATATGATCCCAATGCTGTATATATAAAAAAATGGTTACCTGTTTTAGAAAATATTCCCTCTAATCATTTACATCAATGGAATATTTATTACTCCAATTATCCTAATATTTCGTATCCTAAACCTATTATAGATCATAATTTAGCAAAAAATAATTTTTTATTATTATATAAACAAAAAATAATGAATTAAATAAAATATAAAAAAATGAATGAATCAAGACCTTGGGGAAATTTTGAAATTCTTTATAATAATAATGATTTTAAAATTAAAAAATTAATCGTTAAACCTTTACAAAAATTATCTCTTCAAAAACATTTTCATAGAAATGAATATTGGATTGTTATTAATGGTAATGGTCAAGCTCAAATTGAAAATGATTTTATCGATTTATATCCCGGTAAAGTTATCACTATTTTAAAAGAACAAAAACATCGGTTAATTAATCATCATAATCAAGATTTATTAGTATTAGTTGAAGTTCAAACAGGTGATTATTTTGGAGAAGATGATATTGTTAGATATGAAGATGATTATAATAGAGTTATTTAATCATTATTTTTAATTTCTATATCTTCACCATCTTTAATTACAATTGTATACTTTTCTTTCTCTTTTAATTTCAAATGAATTATTGACTTTTCTGCTAAATTATTTACAATACTTTTATTATTATTAAATAAATTAAATATATATATATTTTCATCTATATTATATTTTTTTCCTGGTGTAATTAATAATAAATACCAATTATTTTCAATAGTCTGATAATTACATTCATAATATTTTGATGATAAATTATCTATTATAATTGTT